GCCAGCAGACAGGCACCCGCAACCCCCACCAGCAGGGCGGTAATAGTCAGTAATTTCATTGGATTTCCTCAGAGTGAGCGCAAGCCCCTGGAAGATAAAACATCGGACAGACTTTGTTCCTGCTCCCCGCCGTTCACCATCTGGCGTGATTTGGCAGTAAACAGGGCAAGCGGCCCGTCAATTTTGTTTTCCGGTGTCGATTTATTCGGAAAAATGTTGTCGTTTTTGTCCGGTTTTACGGTCACGTTCGACATCATCCAGGACATCACCGGGTTATGATCGTGGTGAAATTTCCCGGAATACACATCGGCCTGAACAATTTTCATCGCTTCAGACAGGTTTTTCACCGTCTGCGCAACTTCCACCAACGGGATACCCTCTTCCGCCAGGCGGCGGGAGAACTGGACTGCGCTCCACGGATCAAAACCGAGCTCACGCAAGTCCTCACCCTCACACCATGCCAGAATGTCGGCTTTGATAATGTCATGGTCAACAACCTCACCGTCAGTCAGCTCAAGATAACCGGCAGCCCCCCACTTACGGTACAGTTCGGCAATATGCTTAGGTGCGGTGTCTATCCGGCCTTCCGGCAGCCAGAATTTGCACTTGATATGAGTCTGTCCGTGATTGTCTTCGTATACCTTAATCGCTGCGGTTACATCGATTTTATTCGACAGGTCAACACCGACCCAGACCGGATAGTTCTTCAGTTCATCATCCGGCGCATTCTCCGGGCAGCAGTCCCATTTTCCTGAGTCCATCCAGATCGACTCCGCGTTAACCCACATATTGAGGTGTTTGGTCAGAAAGTTAGGCCGGGCGGCAATCTGCTCTTTGGCTTTTTTTGCCAGGCGACGCATATCATCAAAGCGTTTACAGACACCCAGCCCCGGATTAGCTTTTATCCAGATGCTTTCATCAAACGGATCATCATCTTCATCCGGCGTGTAAATTGCCGCGAAAAAGGTGTCATCCTCCACCACGCCCCGCAGCACCTTGATGGCGTAATCCCGCAGTTCGTAGCAGATGCCCTCGCGGTTAAATCCCGCTGTGGTGATCGCAAACAGCAGGGATTGCAGACGGGCACCGGTCGCGGTTTCCAGCACATCCCACACATCACGGGTTTTGTGGGCGTGAAGTTCGTCCACAATACCGCAGTGAATATTCAGGCCGTCGAGGTTATTTGCGTCGCTGGACAACGGCTCAAACTTGGATGCGGACCGCTCCTGGTAAATCGCCAGCTTATTAAACTCAAACAGGCGGCCGAGTGAGCTTTTGGCCTTTTTGATCATGTTTTTCGCATCTTCAAACACGATACGGGCCTGGTCACGGGTTGTGGCCGCCGAGTAAACCTCGGCACCACCTTCACCGTCAGCACCGGTCATGTACAGACCGATGCCTGATGAAAGTGTGGATTTTGCGTTTTTACGCGCCACTTCGTTATAGGCTGTCCGGAAACGGCGAACCAGTACCGGATCGCCGTCATCGTCGTACTGAGCCTCACCGCTGAGCTCATCAACCAGCGGGATCACGAAACCAAAGATATTAATCAGAATAAAGGTATGCCACGGCATCAGCTCAATCGGCTTACCTGCCAGCGCCCCTTTGACGTGCGGAACGAACCGGTAAAAATCCAGAATATGCCGGGCGCGTTCCTCCATGAAATAAATACCGCGCTCAGGGCCGTATTCCAGATCATCAAGAAACCGCTGACACGCCAGGCGTATCAGTTCGCCCGTAACTATTTCTCCGGCAACCACCTGCTCGGCGTACCGGATCCCGTCTGCTACGGTTGCCATTCATCATTTTCTTTGTTTCAGAAATGCCTCGAAAGGGTCTTCTTCGGCTGGTGTGTTAATCGTTACCTTCTGGCGGGCTGCCGGGGTCATACCGAACTCGGAGAGCATCGCGCGGATCCGTTTCCATGCATCAGCTTTCATTGCCGCCACGGGGTGCGCTTTTATCAGTGGACCGCCATCACTCTGTGTTGTGTAGGTGTAACCTTCTTCGTCCAGCGTATCGCAGTGTTGCCGGTATTCGGTGTATGCCTCGATCAGCAGCTCCAGCGCTTTGGCATCCATCGAACTCATCACGCCCATCACATTGAGTTCTTCACCTATCCGCTTAAACCAGTATTTCCCCTGCCTGGTAAAATGTTTCGGTGTTGGGGGTACCCCTGACGGCGGTTTTGGTTCTTTTTTATTGATCGGGCGTTTTGATGGGTTACCCCTGACCAAACGCAAGTGTGACGGGGTTTTCGGTGGTCCCGGCATAATCGTTTTCTCCTGTTAATACCCCTCCGGAGAACCCGGAAAAAAGTTTTCTAACCTGCGGCGATGTGAAAAAAGGCAAGGCGGCGGTCCTCTGGCCGTGGGGCGGCAGGGATTTGACCTCCCCCTCCCCCATACATAATGAGCAGTCAGCCGCGATTGCGTTCTGTTGCCGTCTTGCTGTAGTGACAGGGCCAGCACAGGCTTTGCAGATTGCTTTCCGCATCGGTTCCCCCATGTGCTTTGGGTATGATGTGATCGACTGTCTTCGCCTCGGTTGCCCGTCCTTCGCGCAGGCACTGCTGACACAGATGTTTATCCCTGTTCAGCACCCCAGCACGCAGACGGTCCCACTTCGTTCCGTATCCGCGTTCGTGTCGGCTCTTGCCCTGCTGGTGGTTCTCCCACCCAGTATTACGGTGCTCTTCGCAGTATCCGCTGCGGTCTGTGGTTGTCTTTGCGCAGCCACGTTTGCGGCAGGCGCGGGGTATGCGTGGTGGCATCATATCCTCCGATTATAAAGCCGACTCATTATGAACAGGCTTTATGATTGGTTCATGCCGTCTCTCCGGCTGTCACGCCCTGCTGCTCCGGCAGCTGACGTTGCTGCCCGTATCGGTAACCACACCGTGGATTCGTTGTTTTTGATTCTCCCCGTGCGCTCACTGCATGAGATAAACAGGTCATAGTTAACACAAGGAGACTGCGACAACGCAGCGCATAAAAAAGCCCCGCTGTTTAGCGAGGCCTTGTTTATCTTTTGTTTAGCTCAAAGAGTGTAATTTAATCACATATCCAAGAGTACCTGCCTGAGCGTAGTATTTAAGCCCGTACCCCCATCGGTTTCGGGCTATTTTTTTATCCTCTCCGCTTCAATCTCCCGTATTGCCCGCTTATCGTGATTACAGCCCGCTATCGACTTCATTGCATCGGCCAACAACAGGATTGCGCCGCCGTATGTCAGTTCATCCGGAATAACCGGCAGCGGACAATCAGCCGTCAGTTGTGGCGGGATCGGCACCACCGGCGCGGGCACGAATGTCTCTTTCGTATTGCTGCAACTTCCCAACAATGCCAGGGGAAACAGGAGTAACAGCGCACTCACTGTCTTTAAACTCCGTTCTGATAACGGTTTTAACTTTGACATTCTCCGTGCCCTCCGTTTCTTTGGCTTTGATGTTGTCGAGTGCGGCGCGGTGTCTGATGGCAACGGCTGAAAGCGTAATGGTGTTTATCGTCCGCTGTGCTGACAGTTGTCCGGACAACGTTGTGTTATTCACCTTCAGCTGCTGGTTATCCCGGTAGGTGTCATATACCCACCAGGCGGCAACAATAAACAGCGCGGCAATTACCGTTTCTTTCCAGTTCATGGCGCTTCACACTCATAACAGATCACACCGTCCAGCGGGTTACCCGGCAGCGGCTTACAGTGATTCGGGAGTGAATACAGATAACAACCCGCCAACAGAGCAGTAGTCAGCAGGATGATAGCAATGATGATCAGTGTTAAAGGGTTCCGTGGCATACCGCTTTCTCCGTTTCGCGCCGGTTAATCAGACCCTGCCACTGCTTACCACCGGCAAATGTCCAGCGTTTCATTTCGTCACAGGCACCCGCGATATCACCGGCATTGAGTTTGCGCAGCATTGTCGAACGCGAGAACGCACCGGTTCCGGTGTTATATGCAAATGAATAGATGGCCGCCCGGCTATTGTCATCAATCGGCACTTTGATCATCGGGTCAACCGCGCGCCGGACTTTCGTCAGGTCGTCATGCAGCAGCGCCTTACATTCAGCGTCCGTGTACAACTTGCCGGGCTGAATATCACTGCCGGTATGGCCATAACATACGGTAAGCACTCCGGCCACATCACGGTAAGGTTTGTACTCAACACCCTCATACGCGGGGATCAGCACCAGCGCTCCGGCAATCGCCCCGGCGGCACAAGCGGCCATGACTTTTTTAAATAATCGGTTATTCATGATGTTCTCCGGCTTTCAGCTGGAATTCCTTCCGTTTGTAATACCAGTTCACCAGGAACGTCCCGACAGTACAGATGATCCCGGCAACAATAGCCCACTGGTCCAGAGATAAAACGCCAAAAGCAGAGGTTATAAGTCCCCAGGCGTATGCTGTAGGGCTGGAATATTTGTCAGGCATGCGCATATCCACCCCCTGCGGAGTGTTCCGTATGTTGAGTGATAGGGAAATGCCGCAACCGGTTTATATGTTTTAAACGGGTTAAAGTGTGGTGGCTGCGGCATTATTCAGAATCCCACCAGCGGCGGGAAAGCAATAAAAAGAGCACTGTGGCCGAATACGGATTAGGTAATGAGCCTGTCGTATTCCAATGCTCTTATTGTTGCTAATGGTAAAAAGCCGCACACAGCTCTTGTGTTAAGTGATAACGAGGTGATTGATACTGTGGCGGCGTATATGAAAAAAGGCCGCACAAGGCGACCTTCGTAATGTGAACTATCCGGAAATTCCGGTTAGTTGAGTTATTTCTTCCTTAGTCTGCTCAAACCGCTCCGCCTCCATCTCCACACCCAGAACGCGGCGATTGTGCTTCAGTGCGGCTTTCAGTGTCGCTCCGGACCCCATAAAGAAATCAGCGACCAAATCACCTTCACGGCTGCTGGCTTTTATGATGTGCTCCATCATTGCGGCTGGTTTTTCACAGGGGTGCTTTCCTGGGTAATACTGAACCGGCGGGAATGTCCACACATCGGTATAGGGCACATCAACTGATACCGTGAAGTAACGGCGTAACAACTGATACTGATCTGCCAGTTCGTGATATTCACGCCTGAGTGTGTGTTGTTCACTGACCAGATCATTATG